CAAATACTTTCTCAGGAACAGGGAGGCTATGGATGCTTTCTTTGCCAGGAAAACCAAGGGGCTGGATCTCTCACAAAAGGTATGGAAATACACCAGCCAATACAAAGGAGAGCTGGAGGGTACCCTGGATCTGGCTATAGGAGAGGGCACACCAGCCAACCAGCTTGCATCCAAAATCCAGCAATACCTACAGGATCCTGATAGGTGGTACAGGCGTTTCCGTATCAAGATCGGAGAGGATGAGGATGGAAACCCTATCTATGGGCGTGTATGGAAACGTAGGATCTTTGATAAGGAGGAGGGTATCTACAAATGGATCAATGACGATCCTAAACACTATCATCCAGGTCAGGGCGTGTACAGATCCAGCTACAGGAACGCTCAGAGGCTTGCACGATCTGAAACCAATATAGCCTACAGGGATTCCGACTTTGAACGCTGGCAACAGCTGGACTTTGTTGTGGGCGTGGAGATCAAGCTGAGCAACAATCACCCAGAGGCAGATATATGTGATATTCTGAAAGGTATCTACCCTAAGACGTTCAAGTGGACTGGCTGGCACCCTAACTGTAGGTGCTACATGGTACCAGTGCTGGCAACCCAGGAGGAAATGGATGATATGGTGGATAAGATCCTCTCTGGTGAGGAGCCTGGCAGTCTGTCTGTGACATCCGATAACACCGTTTCTGAGGCTCCTGAGGGCTTTAAGAACTGGCTGGAGGATCCTAAGACACAGGAGAGGATGGCTAAAGCCCAGGAAAAGGGAACGCTGCCTTATTTCGTCAAGGATAACCAGGATCTGGTAAACAAGGTGCTCAATCCACCGACACCAGAGGAGCTACACCACCAGGCTCTGGTAAAGCAATATGGTGAGGAGGCAGTACAGAAACTCTATGATGCCTTTGATGCTTTCAAGGCTAAGATCGCTGGTGGTGATCTGGCTTACCAGGTGAAGAAACTCAAATTTGAGGCTCAATGGGTAGCTGATAAGAATAAGTTTCCGACATCCCAGGAAATGGCTAAGATGCTCCAGGAGGAGCTGGCAAAGGTAGAGAAGAAACTGGAGATCCAGACAGCTACTGAGGATGCTCAGAGTGTGCTGGCATTCAAGAGTAAGAGCACACCGCTAAAGGAGATCCAGGCACAGCTCCAGGAGGCTATAGCAAAGGGAGAGGATCCAGCCCTGATTAGAGAGCTGACAGGAAAGGCTGCAACGAAGATCCAGGAGATTGAGAAAGCCAGGCTCAAAAAGCTGGTCGCACAGGGTGGTGATGGATCCACCATAGATCTTTTCGCTACTGATGCTGAAAAGCTGGAGGTTGCAAGGCTCCAGGCTGCTTATGATGATGCAATGGCAAAGCACGGATCACAATGGCACTATGCTGTAGATTCTGCCTACCAGACGCTGGCAGACTATAAGAAAGAGCTGGCTAAGAAATACCACTCCCACCAGGGTAAGATCCTGAAACTGAATGGTGAGACTGAGGAGAGTGCTGCTAAGGCTCTCAAAGAGTACCTGGAGGCTCCAGAGAATACCAGTGCTATGACACCTGTAGGAGGTAAATGGCACCTGAAAAGCTCTGAGCTGTCAGCAATGGAGCAATTCAGTAAGGAATATGGAATACCAGTGGAGGAGCTGGGACTAATCAACAGGTATTCTTACGGATCAAAGTGGATCAACCGCTATAGTTATGGGGTGATTGATGAGTACCACGGTGTTGTAGAGGATTATGGAGGGCTGTGCCCTAAGTTTATCCAGGCTTGTAACGCTGCTTTGGAAAAGATGCCCAGGTACCAGGGCACTGTATTCTCTGGTGTGAGCTTTGACACTGCCACACTTGCTAAGCACATCAAGACGCTCCAGGATTGCCTGGCAACAGGTCAGCCATACGTCAATAAGGCTCTGATGAGCTCCACCACCAGCATAGACACCACAAAGATCTTTGGTGATAACTTTATGTACGTGATCAAGTCAAAGCACGGAGCCGACATAAAGCCCATATCACACTACAGATCCGAGAATGAGATTGTCTTTCGTGCTGGTGCTAAGTTCAAGGTAACGGCTGTGTACCAGGAAACCACACAGAAATATGGTTTTGGTAGAGGCTGGGTAGTAGAAATGGAGGAAATATAGGGAATTGTCACACGATAAATAAAAGTGTTGTTGATTGCCATAGATAGATAAGTTAGTGTGACAATAAAGGGAGGCGTTCAAACCTCCCTTTTCCCTTTCTCAAAAGCCTTTGCCCAGTCTGTCTGATCACCATACGGATTAGGTGATTTACCTGGTAGATGATCCTGGATTAGCTCAGCTTTCCACTGCTTGTAAGCGTCTGCCAGGCTCACGCTGGTATCAGCACGATCCAGATAATCCATGTGGAAATCTCTCTCATACTCCCATAATTGAGCTGCCAGAGGTCGCTCCTGATCTCCCTGGTAAGGGTTTTTGCTTTCACCCTTAAACCACCTGTAGTTAGAATAATCCTCTGTGATGCCAGAGAAAAATCCATGCTTATTCCAATCTTTTGCCATATTACTTTGTTAATGGGGTTGTACTTATTGATGCAAGCATAATAATGCCAAAAGAAATGAGCAAAAGGAGATATACAATCATCATTGTAATTTCCTTAATGCGCTCCCATTTTGTAGGCTGAGGTATTTCTATCTCATCGTACCCTCCAAGAACATGAAAAACCCTCCTATACTTTTTCTTTGCCATAGTACTTAGTGAAATGCTCTCCAGATCCTGAGCTGATCAATCATCCGAGGATCCAGGTACGTTAAAACCTTATCAATAAACTCCTGAGGGATGCCGAAACGAGCCTCTGCTATGGATCCGACAATAGCACCAATGGTATCACTGTCACCACCCCAGGAGATAGCACGTCTGATAGCATCCTCAAAACAAGTGGCATGAGCTATGAGCTGGAGGCAGAGAGGAACAGTACCCTGGCACGTCTCATCAAACTTACCAGGCTTAAACTCCTGAGCCATAAAGCCAGGGTAATACTGATTCATTGTGCTTATGAAATCTTCACGATCAACACAGTTACGGAAATACCAGATAGCATGAGCAACCGCAACGGCTCCCTTGATGCCCTCTGGATGGTTGTGTGTCACGGATGCAGTCTTTATCGACCAGTCTATTACATCTTTCAGATCATCAAAAGCCCAGGCTACAGGGCTCACCCTCATTGCTGATCCATTACCAAAGCTGTTGTATGGTAGCGGATCATTGGAGGCTATCCATCGTGCAAAGCTGCCACCATATCCACCCATCGGATGAGGATAGAGCCTACACCACTCCAGGAGCTTATCCTGAAAGCTCTCCAGAGACAGTATAGCATCAGCTATAGCCAGCGTACAGATCGTATCATCTGTGTAGCTATTCTGTGCTGTGAACAGCTCAAAGTTGTAATCCCTGGTGTTGTTAAACTCAAAACGTGATCCAATCACGTCACCAATAATTGCTCCAATCATCTTTTCTGCTTTTTAGTTATTACATTAGCACGTCTTATAGTGGCTTTCCTGGTTTTGTGCTCATCTTTCTTAGCCAGGCACTGCCAGAGCCATTCCTTACCAGCTCCGATCACCTCTTTGGGGATCTTATCATATATAGCTGCCACTGATCCAAAGTACCAGTTCTTTTTGCCCTGGTAGGGCTCATCCAGCAGCACGTGAATTACATTATTCTGTCTCATATCTGTGTTTACTAAACGCAAAATTACTAAATTATTTCCGAAATACCAAAGGTTTTGCAAAGAAAATGCAAAATTTACCAGGTTTATGCCTCAGTGGTAGCGTTTTCTTACGCAAAAGCTCCTGATCCTGTGCCAATATATGGGCTTGATCTTTGCCTTACAGGGCTTACCCTCCTTATGGTGGGTGTGCCAGCATTCACGGTTGTATTTCCTCAGATCCAGGATGTAATCCTCCACACTCTCCATCTTTATGTTTTCAAGCGCAAATGTAGGATCCTCCAGCTCAACAATGTAGCCCACTCTCACCTCATCCTCACTCGATTCAGCAAAGAACTCCTCCAGAGCATCTGTTATTTTCTCCAGAGGCAGTTTGCTTTCACAGGCTATGATCTCAGCAAAGAACTGGATCTTACCCCTGTGTACTGTCAGATATTTCCTTATAAGCATACGCAAAGCAATTAAGTTTTCCACGTTCCCAGGTACTGAAAGTAAGTCTGGGTAGCATTCACCTTATCAACCTCAAAGCCGTAACACTTATCCTGCCACTCTCCAGCTACAGGGATACCAAAAGTAGAGCCCATCGGATCATCCTTTCTCCTTACCAGCGTTTTCCTGATCTCAGAGTATGGTGTGTAGGATCCTTGGAACTGTTGCTTATATCGCTCTATATCCTCCAGGAGATCTGCCAGGTTATTCACAAACAGCATAGTTACACCTCCTTTCTATCAAAGCTATTGCAAGGCTTACACATCCTGGATTTAGCGTAATAAATCACCTGATCCTTAAACCTGGGATGTAGGATCTTCTTACGTTTCAGAAAGCATACAGTTGATTCTCTCCAGGCATTGATAGAGGTTTTGCCCTTTCCCCAGTGCTTACAATCCTTACATCTGGGATCATCCACACCCTGGATCTTATCCAGCTTAGCAGAAAAGGAGTTTATTGCCTTTCGCACCAGCAGCATATCATCCTCTTTCAGCCCAGGATCGTCTGTCATAACAACCTGGGTAGGTTGCTTATCCTCCATAACAACACACAGACGTAATACGGCTTTCATTGATCACCTCCTTTCTCTATGTGTTGATCGATCAATTCACCCAGCTTATCAACTTGCTCAGAAAGTTTGTCAGCTTTCCTTTTCCACCACCACCTGGTGAATATGGATTTTGTAAGAGACTTGTATTTTGCCTCCAGAAATTGACGTGCCAATTCACCATACCGATTAACCAGTACATTAGTCACAAACTTATTCAGATTCTCTGACAGTGGAGCCATCGATCTGCCTAAATCGGCAAAAGCCTTTGCCAGATCATCAGCAGTTTCCTGGGATATACCAGTTATATCTCCAGCTGGTATAAGATCCTCATTGGTAAACATCCTCTGGTTCCTACACTGGAGTATGTACCGATCATCAGATCCGTTACGTTTCTCATCCAGACCTACAGTGTACCTGGAGCATTGTTTTCTGACTGGGCATTTGTCACCCCTACATAATGTTGCCATATTATTACTGATTTTGATTTAACTTTGTTTTCTTTCGTGTCTCAGCTCTGTGTGGAGCGTCATAGGCATTGTGACATTTCTGGCACAGTGCTCTCAGATTGGATGGATCACAGTGCTCTGGAGTATGATCCAGGTGAGCTATAGTAAGCACCACCCTAACCGTCTTACCCTGGGCATTCTGTCTGTAGGTATGATTGCGCACGCCACAGAACTCACAGCAGTTCCCAGCTCTCTCCAGGATTACAGCCCTGATCTCCTGCCAGTTCTTAGGGTACCTGGCTTTGTTTTCTGGTCTTATCGGCATTGTTTACCTCCTTTCTGCTTTCGATATAAACCACGGTGTAAAGTAATAGCAAAGGTTTAATTCTGCATTGACCATCAATAATATTCACACCGTTAAACATTTCCTGTAGAGTGTAGATAACATCACCGCTTACACAGTCATGCTTATCAATCCATACGGACGTAGTACCATCTTTCTCTATATAGAAAGAGATGTGCTTATCATCACGATCTTCATAGGCAACAGCCTTGAACTTTTCAATAACGGCTTTTGCAGCCTCTTGTTTTGTTACTTGTTTAATCATATCCATTCTTTTATGCTGTTTATATACGTTTGTGGTACATAGTAATTGAACTCACCACGCTCCAGGGCTTGTATTTCACTCTCCAGAGCGTTTATTTTGTTTTGCCTGTCCTGTGCTTCAAAGCCAAACAGATCATCCGCTGTAGGGCTTTCTATGAGCCTTTTCAGCCTGGATCTCTTAGCTCTCAATAGTGAGACTGTCTTTGCCTGGATGTATTCCTCTCCCTGTAGGAGCGTCTGGGCACAGATTACAAGCTCTACCTTTCTCCTGGGGTGTGCTACCTTGATCCGTGCTGCCAGGTACTCAAAGTACCACCTCCATTGCTCAACGATCCACATAGGCAGTTTGTTCCTGTAGTAAACAACCTCCTCAACGTGGCATTTGTCATACACCATGATCTTTATACAGATCTGGGGATCCTCTTTTATCTCTGCCATATTATAACAATCCGCTTAATAACATTGATCCCAGAAAATGGTTTGGAGCTGGCTCCCATAAGCCTGGGTACATATAACGTGCACACCCCCCCACTATACCTACAGATCTTTTAGACCTCTGAAACCGTGATATTACTCTATGTTCCAGATCACTCTGCCAGTATAGGCTCTTGATCTTTCTCTGCCATTCCTTAACGCTCTTTGGATCAGTCTGTAAACCCTCGCTTTTCAGGATTCTTATGAGCCTCTTTCTTTCACGTGCTTTTTTACTCATGCTTTTTTTACTTAGTAAATCCCAATTCTCTTTTACCCTCATTCACAGCCAGGTTAAACCGTGCCCAAAGATCCTCGCTCTTGAATATGATATGCAAGGTACCTTTCTTATAGCACCTGAAATTGAAGAAAGCACTCTCATGTAGGCTGGAATCACCTACCCTGACAAAGGAGATAGCCTTTTCCAGGCTCAGCTTTGCCTTACCTTGCTCTGATAGGATGTTTAGGCTGTCATAGGAGAGCCCAGAGAGGAAACACATCACCTTATCAATATCCCTGTACTCATTGTACTTATTCCAATCAGCCTTATAGTGGCTACTCCAGGCACAATCCACGAAATAAGGCAGAACGATCTTTTTGTTTGCCTTGAACTGGCTGTTTGTTTTCCATCCCTCAGTGAGCTCAGTGTTATCCTTATGAAACCTGGTGAACATATCATACACATCCACCACAGCCTTTTTCAGGATATTCTGGCTATTGAGGCATACAAACTGGATCAGCTTATATATATTCTCTCTGTTGAGCTCATAAGCACCCTGAGCCTCGCAGAACTGATCAAACGTCTTTCTGAGGTTGGCTGTCATGTACTTATCCATACCCATGTTAGCAATGATCGCTTTCCAGGCTCTGGACTTAGCAGCATTCAGGAAAGCATTGTAAGCCGATTGCATATCATTGTCTGATCCTTTCATTTCTCTCATTTGCTCTCCTACCAGCTTGCTCACATCCTCAGTACCCATGAAAGCAGTAACATAGAAATCCAGCTTTTTACGTGCCTTGATGAACTCCACAGCAGCCTCCTTTGCTTTATCCCAGGCGTGTAGGTAATCTCCCAGCTTATCCACCACAGCGATCTCAGATCCAGAGGAAACAGCCTCTTTGAAATCAGGCACACCCTCTACCTTTGCACCATCCCCAAAGTCTATGTGCCAACGCTGATCCTCCACCTCTTTGTGCAGTCTCACCATAGCTACCTCCACGTTTGTCTGTCTGCTGGCACCTCTGAAACATTTACCCAGGTAATCCACAGATCCGTGCTCCTGGATGATCTGTGCCAGGAGCTTTCTCCTCTGGGTGTATGGGTTGCGGATCGTCTCAGCATTCAGGAGGCAGACCACATCACCAGTCCACAGTATATCCCAGGCGTGTAACAGGTGCTCATCACCATTGCTAAACGGTGGATTCATAACGATAAGATCAAAGGTGTGTGAGGGCTTGTAAGAGAGGAAATCATCAGCCAGGATCTTATAGCCTTTGCCCTGTAGTACCATCACCAGCTCTGGATTGATCTCACAGGCGTACAAATTAGCCTTAGGAGCCTTATAGCCGTAACTCTCTGCCAGGTAATCCAGGATGGAGCCAGTACCAGCACTGGGCTCCAGGATCTGCCTCTTACTTATATCTTTCCTGTATGGGGCGATCATCTGTGAGATCACCTCCCTGGGTGTTGGAAAATACTCTGTATCGAAAATGTTGCTCATAGCTTAATATACTCTTTGATTTGTTGGTATAACATCGAATTTCTTGTTTGCCAGAGAGGGGCGTTTCTCCAGTGCAAACTTTCTCAGATCTCTGTAATCGTATGTGGGTACCATCTTACCCTCAATGATCATCGGAAACGGTGTGCTTGTGTATTTGAGCTGGCAGAAGAAAGTGCCATCACTCAGCATCACATCTAACAGTATTGCTTTCTGTGCCATGTTATGCCTCCTTTCCTGGATAGATCTCTCTTACACTCTGGAGTGTGTCAGCATTCACCAGGGCAATACGCTTATAGTAACGCTTGCATCCCTCCAGGAAACCTCCACACCATTCCAATTCCTTACCATACTGTTTGATGGTATTCTCTACCACCTTATCCAGCATCTTAGTGTAGGCTGGGAAACCAGCTCCGATCCTGATCTGATCCTCAGTGTCCTGCTGGAGCACTCTCAGATTGACCATTTCAGGCATCTTTTCTCCTCTGAAAGTAGTAGTACAGTGATCTGGCATTTCATTGTACTGCCCACAGAACTCAATCTTAGATATAGAAAGCCCTAATTCAGCTGCCTCTTTAGCGATCTGTGCCATAGCTGTTTCAGCATTAACAGCCCACTTTGCAATAGTATGGTATGGACTGTTGTTTCTTAGCTGTAAAGTCTCAATTTCAAATTTGTAAAACATATCAGTGTTGCATTTAATTGGTTTACTTATTGTTTTGTCTGGCTCTGTGTACTCCCTGGGTGTAGCCTCTTTCAGCTCTCAGGGTGTCGTGGTACTTAGCCTGTCTCTCTGTCTCTATAACCTGGGGTGAGGTGTTAAGAAACTCCACCTCAATCCCCATGTCGGCATAAGCCTTTTTGATAGCATCCTTGATCAGTCCCATATTACTGCCTCCCTACATTCTTATTCCACATATCCACTGCCCAATCCAGCTGTTTCTGGTAGTGATCCCTCACGCTTTCAAAGAACTCAGAGGCTTTCACTGGGTGAAGATCCAGGAGATCACCTTTGCCGTTACCATTCCTATATCCTGTAAAGCAGTGATCCTGAGCCTCTTTCTCAGTGTCAAACACTATTGCGCTTACTGTCATAGGAAAGAAACAGCTGCCATCAAAGCCATTACCATCACCTACATAACAGTAATAGGTATCACCACCAAACCCAGCTACCACATAACCCTCAGAGGCTTTCAGCTCCTTTGCCTTAGCAATACCCTGTTTTGTTGCCTCTATAAACTCTCTCTGGGGCTTTGAATACTTAACCTGTGCCATAACTTGATCCTCCTTATTGTAAATTCTCTTTAATATACTCTCTATCAACATCCCACAGCGTCAAACCGCCATTCAACTTTCTCCTGATAACCTCTTTGTGACCTACCAGCTTAACAGTCCATTCGTGTATAGACTTGTCTGGGTATCTCTCTGAAATGTTCAGGAGGAAATCAACCAGCTTAGATCTTTCGTCTCTCATATCGTCCAGCTTGTTTTTCAGGTTTTCAGCCTGTTTGAAATAGAGAGCAAGCAGCTTGCTCTCATGGTGCTTTTTGTAATCCTTGCAGAACTCATCCTTATCCATGTTACCTGCCTTTAGGTACATCAGTTCTACCTGTTTGTACTGATCCTCTGTAAGTTCAATACCTGTGCGATCAAAAAACTCTTTCTGTGTCATAATCTGAAATTTTAATTGGTGTTGCATTATTTTGGTGTGTTCGCTAAACACATTGCAAAAGTACATACTATTTCCGAAATAACAAAGGAAAACATTAAAAATTTTACCTGGTGAATATATTTATAACTTTTTTTAACTAATTTACGTGGTAAATTTGTACTGTGTTCACCAAACACATACAGAAAAATTTTATTATATTTGCACCGATTTTAATTAAAATACAACTTAATATCTTATGAACAAAAAACTCTTTGACAAGGTGAAAAGTCTGTGCAAAGACACTGGACTTTCAGAGAAGTACCTTAAAGCGATAACCGAAAAGCTCGGTGGCAGCATTGAGGATGATTCTACTGATGAGGCAGCGATTGAAGAGGCTGCAAATCTGATCAAATCCGTGGCTGATGAAAGCCAGGGTGAAGCTACCAGATGGGCACAAAAGCCTAAACCCGATCCCAAACCAGATCCTAAACCCGATCCAAAGCCAGATCCCAAGCCTGATCCCCAGGGTAATCCTGAGCTGAAAGCTATTCTGGATAAGTTGGATGCCCAGGAAAAGGAGCTGAAAGAACTTAAAGACAGCAAGGCTAAGGGTGAGCGTACCAAAGCTATCCAGAGCCTGATGGAAACTCACAAAATCCCCAAGTATCTCCGTGATACTCTGGCAAAGTCTATTGCTGAGGGTGACGATGCAGAGCAAGTCATTAAGGATTTCAAACAGGGACTGATCACAAGCGGACTGGAAACTGAGGAAATTGAGGGTAAAAAGGTGGCAAGCGAAAAGCAAGTTGATGAGGCTGCTGATAGCTTGCTGGAGTCAATAACAGCTAAATAACAAGCAAAATGGAACGTAAAAAAGATTCTTTCACTGGCTCACGCCCAGTCTTTACAGGATCTCCCAGCATTGTACCTGGTGGTTTCAATCTGGATGTGGAAAACCAGAATTTCAATAAGGGTGACATCATCCCTATTGGAACTGTTGCCACTTTCGATGAGCAGACCAGAAAGGTGCAGATCCTGAAAACCGCTGAGGTTGTGGACATTGATTCAGACGATGCAAAGATTGTGTCTCTGAAAGTTGCCGAGTTCTTTGCTCCTGTGTTCTGTATTGGCGATAAGGTTGCTAAGGCTGATGCCATTTCTGGCACCTACGCTACTGCTGCCCAGATCACTAAGATCACAAAGACAAAGAGCACGTATGTAATCACCCTGGATAAGGCTATCACTGGTCTGGCTAAGGGTAACACTCTGGAGGAGGTTATCAAGGATGCCTCTGATAACGCTGCTGAAAGGTTTACTGGTAAGGCAGTCACCATCAAGGATGTGGAGGTTGAGGAGTTCGAGACCGCCATTGACGTATGCGCTGACACTATGCAATACGCTCTCCTGGAGAGGCGTGTGCAGAAGATCCCAGCCTCTCAGAAAGATGCCTCTGGCATGGCTCTGAAAGGCAATCCGCACGTAAAGCTGTCTCAGTCGTACTAAACCCTAAATAAGATAAAGAAATGATTTCAATTTTCAGAACTTTCAAGGGCTTGCACAAGAATGGTGCTCCCCTTGACCTCCTTGCCACATGGAGGAAAACTTTCGATAAAGCCTCTGAGCGTGAGGTGGCTCTGTTCCAGAAGATGTACTGTGACGAGTGGTTTGAATGGAACACTCCCCAGATGAGCCTGACAGCTGAGGCTATTGTTGGCAAATACAGGATCCGTTTCATGGCTACCCTGCTGGGTGATGAAAGCCCAACCCCTCTGAGACGTTCAGACGGATTCGACATTTGGACTAAGGAGATCCCACGTGTGGGTCACAAGTTCCCGATGCCAGCCAGGGATTACCGTAAGCTCCTGGAGATTTACGAGAACCCCAGGCTGAAAGAGGCAGACAAGGTAAGGCAAATCGAAAAGACCTTGAAACACGACATGAAGGATGCTTATCTGGGCTGCAAGGATGTGATGGACTTCATTACCCTTACTGCCTGGAGTAACTGGGGTGTCTGCCAGTTCACTCCTGACGTGAACAACCCTGGAGGTCGCAAGTATGAGGTGGACTACCTGATGGGTGAACAGAACAAGCTCATGTCCGCTTTCAACTGGACTACCGCCAACACCAAAGCTGGTAAGGTACAGCCTATCCTGATGCTGGCTATGATCTGTGCTGATCTCCGCAACCGTGGTATTGAGCCTGGTGAGATTCTGATGAGCCAGGATCTGTATTTCTGGCTGAAAATGGATGCTACTACACGTCTCCTGGCTCATGGTAGCGACAAACAGGCTCAGCCAGTAAAGGAGAGTGAAATGGAGGCTCTGCTGGCAGAGAATAAGATCCCCAAAGTCACCATTATTACCCGCAAGTTCGCCATTGACCGTGATGGTGTCCGTAAGACCCTGGAACCCTGGAACCACAACTTCATTGCAATCAAGCCAGAGGGTAAGATTGGTGAGATCCAGCCAGCCATTGAGGATAATGAGCTGATGGAAGAGGAGAACGTGGACTACATGAACGCTGGTAACGGTATTCGTATCGCTAAGTGGCGTACAGGTGAATCCACCAACCAGGTAGCTGCTGAGTACACTCAGGGATCGGCACGTCTGCTGCCTCTGATCACTGAGATTGATGCTATCATCTGCCTCCAGGTACGTGGCATTACTGAAAAGGCAGTGCCTGACGTGGACGGTAATGAGCGTATGTACTGGACTAAGTACGAATACGAAAACAGCGTAGCTCCTACTGAGGACACAGTGCCTGAGGGCTAATCGTCTAACCAACTAATAAGTAAAGAAATGAAAAAGCTGATCACAACCTCTATCCTGTTTGTGCTCCTGGTAGTGGAGCAATTCAGGGATAAGTCAGATCACATGACCATCTATAATCCTGGGGATCATCTGGAAACGGATGATCTCTCCAGGGTAAACGATCTGGTCAAGCGTGGTTTGGCTAAGATTGAAACAGTGGGTGTTCCTGAGGAGAATGCTAACGGTGCTGGTGCTAATGGTGCTGGAGCCGATGGCAAAGGTAACGATGTAACACCAGGTAAGGTAGCATTTGATGGTAAGGAGTATGATCCTCAGGAGATCAAGAATGCTCTGATCGCTGCTGGTGTAGCTGTAGCACCTAACGCTGGTGTAAACGGTCTCACTAAGAAGATCGGGGAGCTCTCAGAGGAACAGGCTAATGCCCTCAAAGAGAAACTTAACGTAACAGAGTAAAGACTATGGGAACTTTCACAAAATCTGATGCTCTGATCGGTGAGCTGGAGCCGTACACTGCCAGCCCAGCAGCTCTGACAAAGAGCCTGAAAGACGCTGGTGTGGATAACTCCGATGAGGAGTACACAGCTGCTGATAAAAAGCAGATCGCCAAGGCTGCAATCATGGTGCTCAGAAAGCTCATTGTGCTCTCCTCTGACAGCCAGGGTAAAAGCTCACAAGGCTACCAGGTTGAAAAGCTGGAGAAACGCATTAAGGCACTGGCAGATGAGAACGACCTGGAGGATTTTGTGGGAGTTCCTACAGTTGAGGATGGATCTAACAGATGGTAAGCTATGGGTAGGTACAATGGCACTTTCAGATACAAAAACGCTTTGGAGCCGACAAAGGATCCCAAAACTGGTTTTCTGACTGGTGGGGGTGATGGTGAATGGGCTGATGGTGGTAGGTGCCAGATCGACAAACACATACCAGCAAAGCAGATCCAGGGAACGGATGGGCAAATCCACTCCTATACCTGGGATCTGTTTATCCAGAGACCTTTCCATGATGGTGACTTTCGCATTGGCACTGTTGTGGAGATAACGATGGAGGATGGTAGTGTGGATCGTTTCACTATCCAGGGCGTGGATAACCAGAATAGGAGATACATTGAGCTATGGGGATAAAGCCTACGTTTGGTGACGGTTTTGTGGCAGGTCAGGTGAAAGCCTTTCAGGAACGCCTGGAGAAAGCTACTGTGTTTCAGCTCCAGTACTTAGGTGATGAGCTTGCAAAGTACGCTAAG